GTGTAACTAAAAATCTTTTACCTGTTGTAAATGAAGAAGTTGCATATTTTCTTGTATCATCATAATCAACTTTATTTGCAATATCTAATTCTGTGTGTCTTATAAATTGTCCAATAATAGTGTCAGTTAAAACATTACTATCTACTTCAGTAAAATTACGAACCTCTGTTAAAAAATCTGAAAATGAAATAGCCATTATGTTATACTCACTGTTACTTTACCAATTACACTAATTATCTCTCTTCTTCTATTTTGCAAAGATGGGTCTGCGGGTTTCATAGTGCTTATAATAACACCAGCACTTGTCAAAACATTTGCAGGTTGTGATGTTATAAATGCAAAATCACCAGGTAATGATAAATTAGCAACACCGACTGAGGTTCCTCCAGAATTTGCAAGTGTTGAATCATTTACTGCTACAGTAATTGGTTGTTGAAATTTCATATTTCTAGCATTTTGTAATGCTATGGCATCAGCAGTATTGTGTTTTCTACGTATTTGTGGATGCTTTGGTTCAAATTCTGAATTGTGGACTAAAGAACCATTCCATTCTTTTACCATTTCTTTGTAAGGAAAGGCCATACCGGATCTATCCGATATTGCTTGACTTCTTTTTCCTGTTGCCCATTTAGCCATAATTATATTCCGTTAGGGTAAAAATTTTGTGGTGTAATATAAGTAGATGCTCTTTGACCATCTTCATCTAAAGCTCTTTTAATTTGATCTTCATATATTAATTTATTTTGTTGTACTAATTGTGGAGCTTTTTTCATTGCTAAATAATAAGCAAGACCAGCTACCATGCAAGGTAAAAATCGATAAACAACATCTGGGTCATCTGTATAAGAACCTGCATCTTCAATACGTTTAATTACATAATATTTTAAAGTTGTATATGTGTTTAAATCGGGTGCTTGATATAAATATATCTTAGGAGTTGTTACTCTATCTACATAATATTGAGAAGGTTGCCCTAATGCTAATTTATTTGGTAAAGCAGAATAAGCTGATCTATCTATTTTTGTAAGAGATACATCTTGAGTGTTTACACTATTAGCACTTGCGGCTGTAGTTGAAACAAAAGCTTCTAAAACATCATTTACTCCCGCAGAAACACTATATTCCGCTTGTCCGCTAACTAATGCATTTTCATGTAGTGCTACTTTCCATAAATGAATTCCTCTATTACCCCATTCAGCAAACAACAAATTTAAACTTCTTCTTGCAGATTTTAAATCATAACCAGAATTTGTTGTCAAACCACATCTTTCATAACCTTCATCAATTATTTCATCAATATTTAAATTAAAACTAGTTGTTCCAGAAGTTGCCATTACTTATGTTATCCTTTTTACGATTATACAATTTCTTAGATTGTATCACTTTAGGTTTAAATTTTGAAGACCTTAGGTTTTTTATTGTAGGGTTTCTTTTTAACTTGTAATTTTTTCTTTTTTTCACTTCTAGCACCTCTTAATTTTCCTTCAATTTGTGCAGTTATTTGTCCTCTTCCAATTGCCATTATATTAAATCTACTGCCTTTCCTATTATGGGTTTATATTTTGTTTTACCATCTTCTTTGTAAGCTCTTAAATATTGATGTCTAGGATTAAATGGTATGTAACTTGCGTGAATCCATCCGCTATTAGGTTCTCCAGGAGTGTAGTACTCGAGAATCAATTGATCTACCTCACAGTTCATCTTAACCCAGTCTGCTACTTCAGCGTTATCTACTCCCATACATTCAAAATCAACCGCCTCAGCTTTTGCATGCTGTGAACTAATTGAGCTGCCGATGGCAACACACAGCTCAGGGCTACGATAACCGCTAGTAACTTTTACTCTACCAAACTGATCACGTACCGGTTGTAAAATATTTTCACATAACATTTTAAGCTTATCTATTTGATCAGCGTTTGGTTCATTATCAATACCTCTGCGTATTGCTGTATCTGATTTTGTTAATTCTTGTAGGCTAAAATTACGAGATAAATTCATTTTGGAAAATAGTTTAAGTTTATTAAAAGTCTTCTGTCTTCATCAGTCTGACTAACCATCCTATGTTTTAATTTACAATTAAATATAACAATCTTATTAGGTTCTGAGTATACCTTAGTCTTTTCCTCGTTGTCAAACTGTGTATAACCATTACATTTATTTAAATAATATATAGCAGTTAATGATTCATCGTACGTATAGTCGTTATGAAACTCACTTTTTTGTGGAACATCATGTTTAACATTTAAATTTGCTCTGATGTTTATTAATGGTCCAGCATTTATAGCATTTAACAAGGGAGACATTAAATCAAATGCATTAGATGTAATTCTATTCTCATGAAATAAAGCATGACTGAAAAAACCTCTATCGTCATTAGATGATTTAGTTATCATTTTTGGTTGATAAAACCATGAAGTGTTAATATCAAAAAAAAATTGTTTAATTTTTTTAAATTGTTCTTGTTCAAGTACACCTTTAAATATTTTAAATTGCATTAAGTTAAAAATTCTACCCAACCATTTATCATGTACTTGTTTCCTTTAAGTGGAGGATTTCCTCTATGCAAATGTGTAAAATATGCTGGGCAAATTACAATAGTTCCTGCTTTAGGTTTTACTCTTATACTTTGATGTAAAAATTCTGTTTCACCGCCTTCTTCAACATCATTTAGATACATCATACAAAGTAATAATCTTCTTGAAGTAGCTACACTAGCATTTTCACAATGCCAAACATGATAACCTTCACCAGGAACAGTTTTTTGTATTTTTACATCCATGTTTAATTTATGAACTTCTAAATTATCCATAATGTCATATTTATTTTTATAAAGATTATAAGCTTTATCCAAATTACTTATAAAATTACCTAAGATATGTTTATTTGCTTGCATTAATAGTTCATCATCTTCATTTATAAAATGATACATATTATTATTTTTTACAGTAGAGTTTATATTTTCAAACTCAGTTCTTTTGACAGTTAAATTTAAATCTTGAACATTATCAAAATGTTTTATAATTTTATTACAATCTTCTGCTGTTGCAGCATTTTCAAAAATGCCGATAAATTGATCAA